AAGAGGGGGCGTAATGCCAGTCTTATTTACAAATAACGCAACCACGACCCTCGGGTCTTCAATACTCATCGGGGATCTGTCGTTGACTGTTGCGTCAGGAACGGGCTCTCTGTTCCCGGCAACAACAAGCGGATTCTTCTACGTTGCTCTTGTCAACTCAAGCAACCAGATAGAGTTTGTCAAAGTCACCACTCGCTCATCTGACACGTTCACTATTGTTAGGGCGCAGGGCGGGTCGTCTGCTCGCGCATACACGGCAGGTGACAAGGTTGAACTTCGTTTAATTTCGACTGCTCTTGAAAATTTTGTCCAGCTCGACGGCACTCAAACCATATCAGGCAACAAGACATTTAGTGGAACTGTTGCGTTGAGTGGTGGCGGGTCTATGTCCGGAACCTATACCGGCAGCCCAACACTTTCTGGCAATCCGACATTCTCGGGTGCGCCGACATTCAGTGGCACACCTGTATTTAACACCGGCGCATCATTAGCTGGAACATTCACTGGCACACCGACAATATCTGGTGACTACACATTTAGTGGCACTCCTGTTTTTTCAAATGTACTTTCATTGACTGGATCTATCAATACGACAAACTTTAAGATCCTACAAGAGAGTGGGAAGCTCGTCATAAAGTACGGTACAACAACAATCATGTCTATTTCATCTGCTGGCGTGGTTTCCGCATTGGATAGCTTCGCTGGCGGCGGAGTTTAATTAAGGAGTAATCATGGCAACAACAAGCATTGGCGCAACAGGCGTGACATTTCCGGATGGTGGGGTTCAAACAGGGGCAACAAATGGCGTACCTGTTTTAAATGTATATACATCTTCATCAACATGGACAAAGCCAGCAACAGTTAAAGCAATCAAGGTAACCGTGGTTGGTGGCGGCGGCAATGGTGGTGGTGTTAATCCTGCTCCGGGAACGCCCTCTCCCATCCGAACCGCTGGCGGAGGTGGTGGCGGTGGAGCTTCCACTAGGGTGTATCCTGCTGCATCTCTGCCAGGGCCTCAACCATATACCGTTGGGGGTGCTGCTAGTTCATCCTCGTTTGGAGCGGCTCCAGCCACCGTCATAACGGCAACAGGCGGCTCTTCTGCTTCAAATAATACTGTTTTAGGAGCAGCGGGTGGATCAGGGTCAGGCGGCCAGTTAAACGTAACTGGTAACCGAGGAGGGTTGGCTTATTCAGGCAATACCCCTGACAACTCTTACAGAGGTGCTGGAGGCGGATCAATATTTGCAGGCTCTACTTATTCATCAACTTCGCCTGAAGGTGCGGGTAGTGCTGGCGCATCTTTTGGAGCAGGTGGTGGTAGTGCATTTTCACAAAGCAACTCAGGGTATTCTGGCGGGGCAGGTGCAGCAGGCGTTGTAATTGTTGAGGAGTTTTATTGATGAAGGCGCTTATTTCAACCATTGAGAATAGAGAGGGTGGTTATCGAGTGGCGCAAATTGTTCAGGACAACGAAACTTTTCCAGTTTCTGAAGAAATGTTTTGGGCTTCTTGTGGGGATGATGTCATTCAGGATAAATTTTGGTACGATCCATCCGATCAGCAGATCAAACCAAACCCTCAATCTGACACATCACTGGAGTCTTAATGTGTAATCAACTGTCTCAGTTTACTGTCGATAAATATGTTCATCTCAAAGGGTTCCTTGATATTGGAAATTGCAATGAGCTGACTGTTGAACTGAAACGATTGGTTGACGCAAAAGCAACGCACAAAGACACTCAATGCCCAGCCTCAGAAGCAATTCATGGTGCTATGGTATTTGACAAGCTTCTTGTGGATCTTCTTCCTCACTTTGAAAAGGCGGCAGGCAAGCGCCTTCACCCAACTTACAGTTACGCTCGGCTTTACAAAAAAGGTGAGAAGCTAAAGATCCACACAGACAGGGAATCTTGCGAGATAAGCGCAACTTTGACCTTGGGTTTTGATGGAGAGGCGTGGCCTATCTATATGGGCGATGAGGGTGGAGAGAACGCATCCAAAATCGTTATGGATGTGGGTGATGTCGTGCTTTATCGTGGAATGGAAAAGCATCACTGGAGGAAGAAATTCAAAGGTGAATGGCAAGCACAGGTTTTCTTGCACTATGTCGATGCTGATGGCCCACACAAAGAGTGGAAGTTCGACAAGCGACCCGGATTAAACTTACCAACTGCCAGCAACGAGCTGAACTATTGGATGTTCACAGACATCTTAAGTACAGAAATGTGCGACTCTATTATTTCTTCATATACAAACTCGTCAGTTAAAAAAGAACCTCCGGTGATCGGATCTGGCGATGGAACTGTAGACAGAAAAATCAGGAATGTAGAGAGGGTTATGTTGCCCACCTACAAAGATCTTGGTGGACTGCTTACTGCTGCCGGTCTATCTGCAAACCACCAGTCATTTAAGTTTGACATCACTCACGCCAACCAAGCAGAATTTCTAATCTATCCTGCCGGTGGGAGATACCAGTCACACGTAGATACTTTTCTCGCTCACGGCGATGAGTGCAGAAAGTTAACCGTACTGGCATTTTTAAATGACGACTTTAAGGGCGGTAGATTTTATTTACAAAACGGTCACGAAAGAATGTATCCGCCACAAAGCAAGGGAACAGTTTTGGTTTTCCCAAGCTTTGTGATGCACGGCGTAGAAGACATAGAAGAGGGAACCCGATACTCAGCAGTCTGCTGGATGCTCGGAAAATTTTTTAGATAGGAACAGAAATGAGCGAGATTGATCCAATTGCTTATGGCGCACTAACTGCCAAGGTAGAGAACCTAGAGAAAAAGCTAGACAAGCTAGAGGCTTCTATTGAGGAGCTTATTGCTTTAGTCAACAAAGGCAAGGGCGGAGTGTGGATGGGCGTAGCCATTGTCTCTGTAATCAGTTCTGTTATCGGATTTCTCAGCCACAATCTGTTCGGCAAGAGTTAAGATATGACGCTTCCAGCATCAGGCGCAATATCATTTAATGCTATTAACGTAGAGCTTGGACAGCCTGGGACAACTACTGCCAATATTAACCAAGCTTCATATCGAACTTTGGCTGGCATTCCATCGGGAACAATTTCTCTTGGAAACTTTTATGGAAAGTCAAACAGAGTTACTATTTCATTGACAGCGTCAGGCAACAATTACGATGTGTACTCCAACAGAGGGCCAACATACTCTCCCGGTACTTCAGACATAACTGTAACTGTTCCCGGAACTGTTGGAAGCTCATCTACTGGCTCGTATGCCATGCTTGTGCCAAATGCCTTTAATCCCGGAGACACTGTAACGATTATCAACAACGGTGTAATCCAAGGTATGGGCGGCAACGGTGGTAGTGGCGGTAATGCGAATAGACCTGAGGGTACTTCTACACCGGGCAGTGGTGGTGGTGGTGGCGGCAACGCCATCTATGTTAACCGACCTACTGTTATAACCAATAATGGCACTATTGCATCGGGTGGCGGCGGTGGTGGCGGCGGTGGCTCTAATTCGAAAGATGACCAAAAACCGGGTTTTTCAGTCTATGCAGGTGGCGGCGGCGGTGGTGGTGGTGCAGGAACAAATAATGGCGGTGGAGGTGGAGGAGGTTCCGCTTACAACGTACAAGTCCCAGGTCCGCAATCGCTACCGGGAAACCCCGGCTCTCCCGGGCCATCTTCTAGTGGCGGAGCAGGTGGCAGCCCTAGGGTTCTTGGCCCTACACGAGCAGCAGGTGGTGGTGGTGCTGGTGGAGGTAGGGGAGCCGCAGGAGCCGCAGGAGCCGCAGCTAGTGGGTCTGCTCCCGGGGGGGGTTATCAACCTGGCGGTGGCGGTGGCGGCACTGGCTCCTATATTGTTGGAAACCCATTTGTAACTTGGCCTGCTACAGGAACAAGGCAAGGAAACGTATCTTAAGGAAGTTATATGCAAACATTGAAGATGAAAATTGTTGGGTACGAAGAAGAGTCGCATTCATTAATTGTGAGTTTTGCATCTGATGAAACAGCGTCGCAAGACCCGTCTGTTTATCCATCGTATGCGTATCAACCAATGTCAATGTGGCCCGATATAACAGATCCAGAAGAACTGATTAAAAGAATTGGTCATGCAGGAATTCATATGGCTGAACAGCAAAAAATAAAAGAGTCTTTCGTGCAAAATCAACAACTGATAGACAACCTCAAATCTTTTGTCGGCCAAGAAAAAACATACGATGTGACGGCTTTGTTAGAGCTTAACGAATCTTACTCAAATGAGACAAATATATGAAACATGAAAATTTTATTTTTTGTCGATCCTTCTCTATTTGTTACGGAAGCGCGAGCCCAAATGAAGTTTTTTTAGGGGACTATTCCAAGGTTCTTCAGCGCAATCTATGTATTTATGTTTATCAGGGCAGTGGAACTATTACATCTAGCAACGGATTGTTGTTTGAGTGCAATGAACAAAACTTAGTTGATCTACAGTCAATCACTGGCGGGATGGTTGAGAATCGCGTAGGAAGCAACGGTGGATCGTGGGTATGCGTCAATAATAATTATCGACAAAAAGAATTTAACTTTGAGCTTTTGAATACACCCGTAACAAAAACAGTAATTGGATCATTAAAAGAAGCTTATTTATTGTGCTTGGACGGTTCATTCACTTGTAACGGAGTGCCTATCTCTGAAAGAAATTATGCAAGAATTAAAAACGGCTCAGAGGCTCAGATCGTTGTCCCAGAGAGTGCAGTAGCCATTCTTATGACAGAAAAATAGGTAGAGCAAAATTGATCCAATCTCAATCTGCCTTCTTGCTGCTGGCCTTGTAAAAAATATACAGGCGGGGTGTGATCTTTACAAGCAGGCAAAAGAGTCATTCGTAGAGATAAAGAAGACAGCCAATGACGTAGTAGCCATTGGCAAGGAAGTGCAAGGGATATGGGGGACGCTGAAAAAGTTATTTGGCAAAACCCCTAAGACAGATTCTCCAAAATCTGTTGCAAAGAGTAAGAAGTCTGAGTATGTTGCTGTTGATGAAACTCAAGTCAAGGCTGACATCGTTAAGAACCTTACTGAGTTCTTTAAACTACAAGAACAACTCGAAGCCCACATTAGAGATTCCGAAGAGAAATCAAGGACAGTAGTCTTTGCTGACGATGTGAACATAATGGAAGAAGCTCTGAACAGAGTCTTGGCTCAACAGGAGATGGAAAGACTTGTAGTCCAGATTCGAGAGTGCATGGTTTATCAATCTCCTCCCGAAATGGGCGCTCTGTATAGCGAAGTGTTCAGCATGAAGGACATTATTGCTGGAGAGCAAGAGAAAGCAAGAAAAAGGCGGGACGCAGAAGCATGGCAACGAAAGGAAAAAGAGCGCCTCCTACAAGAAAAACAGGCATATCTGTTGGTAGCTTTCCTTTGCCTCCTGTATCTGTGGATGCTAATCGTGTTCGTGAGCAAGACTGGGAGAGTGTGATGGGATGGATTGCAGCTTGTGTTCTTGTCGCATTACTGTTGCCAATCATGGCTATGCTGCTGCTTGAGACCCTTGAGGCAAAGCACGAGGTAAAGCAGCAAGTCGAGAAGGTTGAAAAAATGAGAAGACAGATTGAACAGAAAGAAAGGGAGAAACAAAAATGAACATTTACTGTATTTGGGGCTTATCAGTCCTGTTGGTTCTGTTGGTTGGTTGTGAGGACAGATTCCGCTATCCTTGCCAAGATCCACAGAATTGGCAGAATGCTGAATGTAAGCCACCAATCTGTACCGCTTCTGGTACTTGCCCTGAGATGTTAGTCAAACCCGAACAGGAGAAGAAGTAATGCCCACCATTGGATACAAACCTAATAGCCGCCTGACTGCTGACGAGATTGAAGTCAGGGTCTGGGCATTCGTTATCGTGGTCTTGGTGACCATTCTGCTGGCCTCTATGGGCATGTTCTTGTACAGCGTTTCATTCGTTACGCAACCAATGAACGGTAGCATGGCTGCAATTGACAAGGTGTATACACAACAGATTTCTACCATCTTGGTTTTCATTACTGGTGTTTTGGGTGGTGTTGCTGGTCGCTCGGGCGTTAAGGCAATTGCTAATGCAAGTGCCAAGGCTGAAGCCATTGACAATGATGAGCCGCCAAAGCCATGAGCATATTCAATCCCTATGTCATGCTTGGCATCTTGCTGGCTGTTCTGTCTGCCGCTGGTAGTGGGTACTACAAGGGAAAGCATGATGAGAGTACCCGCCAACAAGTAGAGATAGCAGCCTTGAATGCCAAGGCAAGACAGACTGAGCAGGCAATGGCACAGGTAGCTCAGACTTACGGACAAACACTAAGAAAGGCGAATGATGTTGCAAAGGTCAAAGAAGCTAAGTTGCATAATGATATTGTCTCTGGCAAGCTCAGGCTGTTCATTCCTGTCAAAGCCCCCGACTGCCCCGTACCAGCCTCCACAGATGCCCCCTCTCCCGCTGGAGATAACAGCGGAGAAGCATCAGCCGAACTTAGTGGACAAGTTAGTGAATCTCTTATCGCCATCGCCAGCGAAGGAGACACAGCCATCAGAAAACTCAACGCCTGTATCGAGTCCTACGAAACCTTGAGGAACATGAAATGACTATTTACATTCCATTGCTCTACATTTGCATAGCGATGGAATGTAAGTTCTTTCAGTCAGAGATTTACACCTTGGATAAGCAAAAGTGTGAGCAAGAGATTGCTCAACAGATAATTGAAATTACTAAGCAGGGCAATACAGTTGAGGCGGTTTGTGTAGATATGTACATTCAGCTAGAAAAAAAACAAGATAAATACAACACTGCTTATCAAGTTTCAAACAAAAAATAAAAATTAACATTAAGATTCATGTGGTTGTCATTGATTTAGTTTAATTTTAGGCAACTTTACTGGAGTTGTCATGGGTAAAACTGTTTACAGCGATCAAGAGTTTATTGAGCTTTGGAAAACGCACGGATCAGGTACTGTGATGGCAAAGGCCCTTGGCATGGATCTACGAAATATTCTGAGGCGCAAAAGTAACTTAGAAGCTAGATACGACATCACACTGCCTCAAAAATCAAACGTAGTTAAGATGATTGCCAAGCCTGCTAATTCGGCAAGAATAGAGTTGGGGATTGAGAATGGCGTTGTTCTTGTTTTTAGCGATGCTCATTTTTGGCCGGGCATACATACGACAGCGTACAAAGGGCTTCTTTGGGCAATTAAAGAGTTTCAGCCAAAGGTCGTCATTGCCAACGGAGATATTTTTGACGGCGCTTCTGTTTCTCGCTATGACAGGCACGGCTTCGATTCAACACCATCTGTGGTTCAAGAGCTAAAGGCTTGCGAGATAGCTCTTGGTGAGATTGAGGATGAGGCAAAAAAAGCAAGAAGCAATGTAAAGCTGGTGTGGACACTGGGCAACCATGATGCAAGGTTTGAGAACAGATTGGCAGCCAATGCTCCTCAATACGAATTTGTAAAAGGGTTTACGCTGAAAGACCACTTCCCTACGTGGGAGCCATGCTGGAGCTGCTGGCCGACAGATGACGTAGTTGTAAAGCACAGGTGGAAGGGGGGAATTCATGCTACCCATGCGAATGCCAGCCTAAGCGGGAAATCGATGGTGACTGGGCATTTGCACAGCCTCAAGGTGACACCCTTTGCCGACTACAACGGGAACAGATTTGGCGTTGATACAGGCACGTTAGCAGAACCTGATGGACCCCAGTTCATGAACTACCTTGAAGACTCGCCAACCAACTGGCGTTCAGGTTTTGCGGTACTGACGTTCCATGAGGGCAAGCTGCTGTGGCCTGAGTTGGTACACAAGTGGGCTAATGGACAGATTGAGTTTAGGGGTAAGGTATATGACGTATGACCTTGTTGCTTATCTAAGAGCAGAGATTAAAGAGCTGCATAACATTCTGTATGAAACGCAGATTGCCCTAGCGCAAGCAAATGACAGGCTCAACCGCCGATCTGAACCCTTAACTGAAGAGCGTATATACACCCTCTACCGCCGTAGTCTTGATTGGCGGCAGTTGGCTAGAGATGTCGAAGCAGATCACGATATTGAATAAGTCGAAGCATTGATGTGAAAACAATAATTCATGTGAATCAGCACGTTATCAGAGCTAACGCAAAGAATGGTACGAACGACCCTGTGCTGACAGTTAAGAACTATAAAAGCAACAGATACGCCCATGCTGTAGACATTAAAGGCGCGAGTCGCATTGTGTACAGCCCTGACAAGCCGCTGTCATGCGGAGCAAAGGTGTGGATTGAGACGAATGCCGAGGTGACTTGTTTGCCATTTGCGAATAGTGAATAAAAAAAGGGGGAGCCATAAAGACTCCCCCGAAGACAACTGCATATAAATTATGCCACACGCTTCCAGATTAAGCCATCGTCGTCTTCTACAAGCTCTCCGATTTCGTATTCTTCGTATTCTTCGTCTTCATAGGTTTCGTCTTCGTCAACTTCGTCTCCGCTGACTTCTTCTTCAAAGTCGATAGCGTCATAGTCAACACACCAGCCATGCAGTTGCTGAAACTCGATGAACTCTTGAATGATTGCGATCTTGTCGAAATCCTCTGTCTCAACAGTCACTGTCTCTGAATTAAATTCCCAATCTGCAATGTCAATCTCAATCTTATACATGATATTCCCCTTGGTTATGGCACTATTGCCAAGTAAAATCTTAGCGACAGATTGTGACAGTTCAAGCCAAATCCACTTAACCTTGAAAGGTATGAAATGACCCAGTTAACCGCCAATTTTTCACTACATGAAATGTGCAAATCAGAAACAGCTTTACGTATGGGGTTTGACAATACCCCCAACGACGAGGCGACAGAGAGCCTACGTCTGTTGTGCGAAAAAGTATTACAACCAGTCCGCGAGCACTACGGCAAAGGCGTGAAGGTGAACTCTGCCTATCGCTCTCCAGAGAGTAATGCCGCAGTGGGGGGATCGAAAACCTCAGACCATTGCCGTGGGATGGCAGCCGATATTGAAATCCCCGGCGTAGCAAATGCTGACTTAGCGCGGTGGATAATGGATAATCTCGAATATACACAGTTGATTCTGGAATTCTACACTCCGGGTATTCCTGATTCTGGCTGGGTACATGTCAGTTACGATCCGAACAACCTGAAGAAGCAAGAGTTGACTGCCACCAAGGTTGCCGGTAAGACGACTTACTTGAATGGATTGGTTGCTTAAATGTCCGCACTGAAGATCTCCGCTTTTGCTGGCATTGCGCCGAGGGTAGGCTCTGCTTTGTTGAAAGACAATGAGGCTACTTTGGCAATCAATACAAAGCTGTATAGCGGAGAGCTTCGAGCGTGGAATAAACCTGGTGTTGTTGAAGGCGCGGCATCCTTAGCTGCCAGTGTTAAGTCAATCTATAAACACAAGAATGTTGCTGGGGATGATCTTTGGCTATCTTGGTCGACAGATGTCAATGTTGTTCCCAGTCCTATCTTTGATACTGGCGAGAACCCAATCTATTACACGGGCAGCGGCACTCCAAAGAAAACAAACTCAACTCTTGCAGAGACCGGCACAGCGCCATTTCCCGGCGACTATTACGAAATGGGGGTTCCAGCCCCAGCGACAGCGCCAACAGTATCTGCTGCTGGAGGATCTGGTGTAGCAGAGAGTCGTGTTTATTTGTTTACGTACATATCAATGTTTGGGACTACAGCAGAAGAGTCAGCCCCATCTCCCGCATCATCTGTCGTATCTGTTCTCCCCGGCGGAACTGTTACTGTGTCTGGTCTTGGGACAACCGCCCCTGCTGGCGACTACAACATAACAACAAAAAGGATCTACCGAGCGGTATCTGGTACATCAACAACCATATACCTAAAGGTTGCTGATGTAGCCATTGGTACATCATCGTACTCAGACACAAACACAGCCGCTCAGTTGGGTGGCGCTCTTGAGTCGTCCAACTACAACATGCCACCGTCAGACCTTCAGGGTATTGTGGCGATGGCTAACGGCATCTTGGCTGGGTTTAGAGGTAACGAGATATATTTCTCTGAGCCTTACATTCCTCATGCGTGGCCTGTTGAATATTCATTAACTGTTGAGTACCCAATTGTTGGGCTTGGCGCATTCGGAGAATCTGTTGTTGTTGCAACAAAAGGTAATCCATTCATCATCAGTGGATCGACACCATCCTCGATGTCTCAGGCAAAGATACCCCTGTTTGAGCCCTGCGTTTCAAAAAGATCAATTGTTTCAGACGACACTGGTGTGATGTTTGCGTCACCTAACGGTGTTGTCAAGATCTCTCAGGGCTTTGCTGGTGTAACAACAAGCGGATTGTTCACTCGTGACGAGTGGCAATTACGATACCCATCAACAATGCTTGGCGCTGTTCTCGATGGCGCTTACTATCTGTTTTGGGAGGATCAGCTCAATAAAATTCAGGAGTGCTTAATTCTGGACAGGAATGAATCTGCTTCAGCATTAACTGCATCTAGTGTTTTTACAACAGCAGTGTTTATTGACCCAACAACAGCGCAGCTTTTCTTTCCATACAACGGGGTGGTCAGTGCATGGGAGTCAGACACATTAAACTTTTTAACTTACGACTGGACATCAAAGCTTTTTATACTACCAAGGCCAGTTAATTTTTCTGCTATCCAAATAGACGCGGCGTTTGAAGACAACGCCTTGCTTGACGCTCTACAAGGTGAAGTTGATGAAATCATTGCCAGTAACCAGGCAGTCTTTGCATCTGGTGTTGACCTTTTATCTACGCTTGGCAGTGTTGAGATAGGCAAAATTGTTTTGGGTGGATCAATCCTTCAAAAAATTCCCGGTGTAGTCTCTTCTTTAAGCCTGCAAGTAAAAATTTACTGCAATGGAATATTGGTGTCAACAATATCTGTCACAGATAGATCAACATACCGACTTCCGTCTGGCTTCAAGAGCGACAGATGGCAATTTAGATTAAGCGGAAACGTCCCATTGAGGGCCTTCAAGATAGCAGAAACAGCCAAGGAGCTTGTTCAATTATGAAGAAGCCAGCTATCCCAACGACCCTGAGTATTCAAGATGCTTCTATAGCAACGATACTTAGGCCGATGAAAGAAAACATAGAGATCATCACCGGCATTCGTGAGGGAGCAATAACTAAGCTGCCGACAGATGCGACTCTTGCACAGACGGTGGCAAAAATTAACGAGATCATTTCAAGGCTGAATTTTAATGAATGACATCGAGTTCCTTACGTTTGCAATGCGCGGAGACATGGACGCAGTTGGCCTTGTAATGTCTGTTGTGAAGATTGCTGATGTATGGGACAACCTAATTGATGCTGATAAACCGGTTAGCAAGGATGACATCAATCAAGCCTTTTGGCTTGCTTGTGTTGAGCTGCCAAGAAATCCCGCATACAGAAAATACCAGCTAGACATCACTGCGGTATTTAGCATGGGGATCATGAACTGGCATGTAGCCAACAAGCTACAAGATGGGGACGATCACGCTAAACAGATTGCTCACGTAACTAGGTATTCAATCGCAGATGTATCTTTGTATTTGGCTACAGCCATAGGCGGCCCTGATTGGGCTGCCGAGGTAGGCCCAGAGCTTCGACTTCGGTCGCAGAAGGATAGGCTGGAAAACTTCCTGAAGGAAATGAAAAATGAAAAGTAAGCACGAAAAATTTGAAAATAAAATTCAGCTTTTGCGCGAGACGCACGGAGCAAACTGGAAGAACATCTGTCACCTTGATATGGGAGGCAGCCCATCTGCGCCCGACCAAAACCCAGGACAGATTGCTTCGGCGGAGGCGGCGAAAGAAGTTGGTCAGATGCAAAAAGACACTGCGATGGAGTATCTAAACTTCTCCAAAGAACAGTACGCAGACTTTAAAGATGATCTAAAAGAGATTGCCGAAGCTCAGAAAAAGATCATGTCTGACACTGCGAAGCGAGCAGAAGAATACGCAACTTACGAGCGCGAGACATTCCGCCCTTTAGAGAAGCGGCTTGTAGCTGAGGCAGAGGAATACAACACTGCCGCTAAACAAGAGCAGATGGCCTCTCAAGGTATGGCTGACGTAGCCAGCGCCTATCAGGTTCAGCGCCAGCAGGCTCTGGACACAATGGCTAAGTACGGCATCAACCCAAACTCCGCTCGCTTTGCGGCGATTAACGCTCAGCTTGGTCAGGGTGAGGCCGCTGCTCGCGCTGGTGTAGCTACTAAATCAAGGATTGCTTCTGAGGAGATTGGCCGTGCTCGTCTATACGATGCAGCCGCACTTGGTCGCGGTCTTGCATCCAATGCTACTGCGGCGGCGGGTACTGCTGTGTCCGCAGGAACTTCTGCGGGAGGAAGCTACATGGCTCCCTCTGAGTTTATGGGTAAGTCCTACGGACAGACTGGACAGATGCTGGGTGGAGCCTCTTCATCTTTTGGCACAGCCGGAAACATCTACGGACAAGAGTTCGGCACAAGGATGCAAGGCTACAACGCACAGATGGCAAACCAATCAGATGCGTTTGGCGCTTTAGGTAGTATTGCAGGAATGTACGCAGGATCTCCCGGCGGCTCTGCGGCAATTGCCTCCTTCTTTGCTGACGGTGGAGATGTCAAACGCCTTGGTCGCAAAGGCAAGGTCACTGGCCCAGGTGGGCCTATCGACGACAAGATCCCAGCCATGCTGTCAGACGGTGAATACGTTATCCCAGCAGACACAGTAAAAGCAATCGGAGTCAAGAAGCTCGACAAGTTGGTCAAGGCGACTCACACTCCAGCGGCTGTTCAAAAACGCAGAGCACTGAATAAAAGGAGCGCATGATGGCAACAGGATTAAGTAGCTTTGTAAAAGGCGCTGTTGAGGGATACAAGACCAGCAAAGAAATGTCTCGCGTGGAGGCCTTGCAGAAGCGTGAGGAAGAGCGTTTTGCAATGGAGAAGGAGCGGTTTGCCAACGAGCAGACAAGAACAAAGCGAGAGGAAGAGCAGGCTAGGATTGCTAGTGAAGCTCAGGCGGAAGCTCTCTCTGTTTTGGAAGATGCCAAGCGCGGTACTGGTAAGTTCGCTTCGCTAGCAGATCCCGTTGCTCTTCAGGCGCAGCAGCAGGCCACCCAATCTGTTGAACAGAAGGCTGGCATGAGTTACGACCGAGCGGAGGCTCGAAGACTTGGACGAACCGGCTTAGATGAGACCCAGACAGCATCGGTTACTCCGCAAGAGGATAACCTCTTCAAGTCTGGTGGCGAGGGCTTGTACAAAAATCAGACCGCTGCTGACAATCTGAAGTACCAGCTAATTGGTGATGCAATGAAGAAGTCTCTCCTTGCAAAAGGTGACTTTGGACGAGCCATGATGGTTGACCAAGACGTTGAGAAGATGAAAGAGCAGGGATACGAGCTTGTTCGCAAGAAAGCCGCCGCTCTTGTTATGGCTGGCGCACCACCTGACTCAGTTATTCCTGCTCTTCAAAAAGTGTATGGGTTTGTTGATGACGGTAAGTCAATTGATCCAACCAAATCAACATACGATGCAAAAACTGGCACATACAATCTGAGTATTGTTGACCAGAAGACTGGCAAAGTTGAAGTGCGACCGCTAAACCAGCAGTCAATGCTTTCGGCCTTGAATCAACTTGATCCAGTCAAGGTGCTTGAGTTGAACATTGGATCTGAGAGACGCAAAGAAGACATTGAGAGGGAAGACAAGAAATTCAAAGTTACTACTGGACTGGAAGAAAGAAAGCTTGGAATCATGCAGACCGAGGCGACTGGAAAGCTCAATAGATACGCCGCTCTAACAAGGATGGAAAGAGATGCGGCTAAAGGCGCAGACCAGAAGGCAAAGGTTGAGACGATGATTAAGCTTTTCCCTGTTCCTGACATGTCTCCAGAAAAGATGCTAGGAAAGACACCCGAAGAAAAAGAACAGATGAAGCTGGAGGGTGCTAGAAACGCCGACCTATTTGAAAAGACATCTCAGCTTGCTGGGTTAAACCCAAGAGTAGATGTGCAGACTCTTGCGAATGTGTCGAGACTCGTAACGAATGGGCAGCTTCAGGCATTCAAAGACAAAGACGGGGTATACACTAAGATTGGCAATACAAGAGTTGCCTTACCATAATAGGAAAACAAATGGAAATAACTCCGCGTCTTGGTCGTAGAGACCCGCTTGGACTTGAGGATGAGGATCAGCTTCTTATGTACAAGAGCGCATCCAAGGCTCTTGAGGAGGATGTTCTTCCTAGATCTCGACCAGATGCTGGGGTGGCTATTCCAGAATCAAAAGGCATCTCTTTACCGTCCTCTTCCGCAAAGTCAAAAGCGCCTTCATCTGAGCCATTTTTATACAAGTGGCCCGGATCTGAGCAGCCGAAGCCCGAACAGGCAGCCGCTCAGCAAACTCAGCAAAAAGCAACAGATGGATCTTTTGCTTATACATGGCCGGGGTCTAAACCTGTCGAGCCTGAGCCTGTAGCAAAACCCGCAGAAGATACTGGAGACTTCATACGAGGCGGCGGCACAGCACTGGCACAGACCCCAGCTTTAGCATTCGGCGCTCTTGGCTTTGCTGGAGCCGCTGGCGAGAAAGCCTTTGGCACTGGCGGAGCCATGACTTCGCTGAAGAACTATGGCCTAAGAGAGTACGGCAGCCGAATGAAAGAGATCGGCGCAACAGCCAAGGATACTGACGATGTGACCAAGGCTTGGGAGAAAGCCAAGGGCGGCGATCTTGGTGCTTTGGTTGATTGGGCGCAGTATGGCGTTGGTTATCTTGGCGGCAGCATCGTCGAAACGGTCGCTACATCCGCTCTTGGCTCTGCCATCGGTGGACTTACTGCTGGCCCTGCCGGTGCTGTGGCTGGTGCTGGTGCTGGTGTTGTTGGAAAGCAGGCCGTTCAAGGTGTTGCTAAGAATCTGATTGAAGGCATGGTCGCCAAGGAAGCCGCTAAGCTGGCTGAAAAAGAAGGCGCTGAGTTTGCAACGGAGCAGATGCTCAAGCAGGCCACAAAGACTGTCGCCAAGAACATTGGCGCTGGCACTGCTCTGGTTGGCTCCGGCATCATCAAGTCAACTGGCGGCATTTATGGCGAGGCAGAAGAGCAGGCAGGGAAAGAAGGACGCGAGCTGACTGGTGGCGATCTGGCCCGAATCTTTGGATCTGGCGTTGTTGCTGGTCTGTCTGAGGCGGCGGTTGATCGTCTTGGCTTGAGCGTTGCGGCTGGCAAGATCAACATCCCCGGCGCTGGTCGCCCCGGTCGTGCGCTGATTGGCGGCGCGGCTGGTGTTGGTATTGAGGGTGGTCAAGAACTATTCCAGACAGCCATTGAGCGTTTCGGCGCAGGCAAAGACCTCACTGGCGAAGATGCCATGAACGAGTACATCAACGCCTTTGCTTTGGGTGGATTGGGCGGCGGTACGGTCGGCGCTGTGGTCGGCGCATTCCGTGACGGCAAGACATCCCCCGACAGAGTTCGACAGATTCTGGATCAGGCTCAGGCCGACATGACTTCTGATGATGGTCGTCAGGAACTGTTCGACTCAATGTTCGACGATCCTAGCCTTGGCCCAATCCTTCAAGCCAACGGCATTGAGTCTGGTGACGATCCAAGATTTCAAAATGTAATCACCAAAGCATTGGCTACCCAGCGCATGTTGGTTGACCTTGAGGCTCCAACTCCTGAAGCCAGAGCTGAAACCAGAAAGCAACGTGAGGCTGATGTCCTTGCCGCTTTTGGCGAGACAGCATCTACCGCAGTCGGCGGAGATACGGGTGCAATCGAGCCTGTCATCCAGCGAGCCAGCGTAACCCCCAATCTTGAGACCCGCACCCTAGAGGGTGAAGCTCAGCCAGTGATCCTGCCAGAGACAGCAGGCGGTCAGGCTGGTACGGTCGCCCTGTCTCCTGAAGACTTGGTTGCCAGACAGCAAGGCTTTGAGCCATTGATCGGCATCACAACAGACAAAGGCCCAGTCGGGAACAGATTCCCATCTCCCCAGGCTGCCGAGACTTTTCTGTTCGGCCCGAAAGATGCAAAGACAGGACAGCGCAGCGGTGGCTATGCCCAAACGAACTTGGTTGGACAGGGGCTTGAGGCGCGAATCCGTCAGGGTAAACGCTCCAAAACCGAGGGAGGCGGCACGTTCTACTTTGTCGAGACTCGCAAGAAACCAGTGGAGGCAGCTCCTGCGGCAGCTCCGGTAGTAACACCATCTGCTCCGGTAACAACCGCCACCGCTCCGGTAGTAACTCCACCCACTCCAGTTAACGAGGCTGGATTTATTACAGAGCCTCCAGCACAGGTGTCAGCACAAGTCGAAGCAGTACGCATCGGAACAAAGTCGATTGTTGTCACGACAAAGAATGATCTGAAGGGCGTAAGTACCAAAGGATTGACTCGCGTCACTGTAAAAGACCCAGAGACACAGGTTGAATCTGTTCTTGTTTCAAAGGACAAGACGATTGGCGCAAAGGCTCAGAAGCTAATTGCTGATGTTGGATTCAAGCCAGCGATGGGTCAGTTGCTTGGATATGTCGAGCCGACTGCGACTACCACCCAACCCGCTGACGCTGTTGTTGTTCAACAGAAGGATGCGGCAGGAAACATAATCCAAGAGGAGATAGTTCCTGCGGCAAAAGCTGGCCGTGTAAAGAAGATCAAAGGCACAACTACAACCGTTACGACTCCTGCCGTTGCTGCGGCAGAGAGACAAGTTCAAACTCAAGGAGAACCAGATGCCACTCAAACAAGGCAAGTCACAGAGGACGGTCAGCCAAAACGTGAAGACACTGGTGGACGACTTCCAGAAGTCAGGGAAGATCGGGTCGTCACGCCCCAAGAACAAACAGGCGGCGATCAAACAGGCGGTGGCAATCAGCCTGTCGAAGTCAGGGCGCAGCCGCAAGAAGTAAAGCCAGCAATTGACCCTGTAATGCAGGCTCGTGTTAAGGAGCGCATTAACAGAGCAGACGAAGACGGCGGACTCGACTTTGAAGACGTTGTTAAGCTGAACAAGATGGTTGATGACGGCGACCTTATGGGCGCAATCAACAGCATGAAAAAGATTGTTGAAAGCAATCTTGGTGCTGGTGCTGGCGCGAAGTACAGCCTAAGCAGAGCACCACAGCCAACCACAACAGGAAGGGACTTTGCATATGGCAAACTCAAAACCGTTGACGACCTCAACAAAAATGTCAGAGGATACCTTGCAGCACAAGGAAGCACAGACAGCTTTACCGCAGCGAGAGTACCTATCGGCAATCTTGCTGGAAAGATTCCCGGCCTCCCTGCCATGCAACGCATTGCCGATCTGTTCGGAAAGAAGCTCGTATATTTTGCAGTGGAGAAGGGAAGTGTTGACTTCATAGACGGCGCTGTCCTCAGTGGATCAGACACAATCTTCATCAATGTAAACAGCACCCGACCACACATTCGGGTATTGGGCCATGAGATGGTTCATGCTTTGCGGTTCAGCAATAAGGAAATTTATACTGCGCTGACGAAGCATCTGTCGCCTTATCTGGATCAGGGTGGTATGAATGCCTATCGAGCGCAGCTCAACAAAGAGGGCATGAAAGATCCAGCATTGATTCTGGAAGAAGCTATTGGCGACATCGTTGGCGACAGATTCGGCGAGTCATCCTTCTGGCAGATGATGGCTGATGAGAATCCAAGCATGTTCACACAGCTCGCAAGAATTGTTGTGGACTTCCTTGATTCAGTAATGAACAAGATCCGTAGCAAGCAGACTCTGGACTCCAAGAATCTGTTGACAGATGTAGCTGCTGCACGCCAGGCAATCGTCAGCGTTCTGGCAGACTTTGAACAGAAGCAGCCAGCAGCACAAGCTCAACCAGAAGCACAACCAGTCGCAGAGCCTGCTCCAGTGCAGGCGGAGCAAGAGCGTCCTTCACCTATGTTCAGCCGCAAGCCAGAAGGTGAGACCTTCTACTCTGCGATGGAGCGTGGCTTTGAATCTGTCAAGCAAACATCTATGCCAGCTCAGCAGTGGAAATCATGGCTCAACTCGAACAAGGCTCAGCTTGGTATCAAGAATGCTGAGATCGAGTGGACTGGCATCAATGAGTGGCTTGATCTGCAAGAGGGCAAGGTCGAGAAGCAAACTGTTTTAAACTGGATTGCAGGAAATAAGGTTCAGCTTAACGATATTATCCTTACCGGATCTGGGAGATACATATCCGATGATGATCTTCGAGATGCGTATGTCGCGGCTAGTGATGAGTTTATTGAGGATGTAAATTTAAGCAGGCAAGAATTGCTGGCCGAGCTTGGATACCCAGCTGATATGCAGGCATCAGGCCCGCAGCATAAAAAACTCACTCTTCCCAATGGCAAGGATTACTTTGAGCTTATTTTGACCGAGCCATCTATTGACCCATATAAGTCAGATGATGACATTCACTTTGGCGACTTGTCTGACGGCAAGCAGATTGGCTGGATTCGTGGAAACATAAGAAAAGATAAAGACGGAAACAGCGTTTTATTTCTTGAAGAGATACAAAGCCAAAGGGCGCAAGAGGGTAGAGAACGTGGCTTTGTTGAAAAGATAGAAGTTAAAAGGACTTTGTATGGTCGTTGGCGGGATGCAATTCGGTCTGGCGAGGTTAAGACAGAGGGAAGAAAGAAGTTTCTAAAGTGGTTTAACACTCAGCCTGAATCTGAAGGTGTCTCAGAAAGTGAGGCCATACAAAAATATCAGTTTTTCTTACGGGCTAGACTACCAGAGTCTGCTTTTAATTTGGATGATGTTCCGGTCGCTCCATTTGTCGGAGAAACTAAGTCTTGGGTATCTCTTTTGATGAAAAGAGCTATCGCATATGCACAGTCAAAAGGCATAGACAGGGTTTCATGGACAACCGGAGACCAGCAGAACGACAGATACAGGTTATCTAGATCCATTGATGAGATTTACTATGACCCATACGAGGACGGCAAAACATTTCAGGTGACCGCCTTAAAGGATGGGAATGAGGTAGGCCAAGGCAGTGGTCAGATGGGATTGGAGTCAATCCGCCGGACGTATGGAAAAGACATAGCCAAGATGATGGTCGATGGTGTCGGTGAGCAAGTTGACGACACCGTTAAAGCTATTCGTGGAGAAAATCTTGATGCTGGTGGCGCAGGTATGCGCGAGTTCTACAACACCATTGTTCCTTCTGTCGCTAAGTCTATCGTCGGGAAAGATTCGGTCACCGTAATGGAGCTTGAGGATACGGGACAACAGCTTGGCTTTGTCATACCCGAAAAGCTACAAGAGCAGGTCGCCAATGATGGCTTCCCAATGTTCAGCCGCAAGCGTTACGAAGATCAGTTCTCTGATGTCAGCCCTGACACCCGCGAACGTGCGCTGAACAAAGGCTTTTACTCTCCTCCCACAATCAAGGAGAGACTGGATCGCCTCCGTCCAAACTTCGCAATGCGTATCGTTCAAGGTACGTTCGACAAGTTCCGCTCTGTTCGTGACATCAGTCAGAAAGCCTACCTCATGCTTCGCATGTCGTCTGGTTCTCAGGATGGTGCTGTCTCCGCTCTTCTGCACTACGGTCAAGTCTTCAATGATGACGGCGCACTGAATGTGAAGAAGGGAACACAGGGATTGCTGGGGGTTCTTGATCCTGTGGGCGGTGAGGTTGATCGCTTCCTGCTTTGGATTGCAGCCAACCGTGCGGCGGCTCTATCGAAGGA